TAGCAGTAGACAGAGAGAGAAGTAGCTTTTCCTATGGGTTAAAGACATGGGAAGCAGGTGGTCCAAACTCATTAGCAGAACGATCCGGACTTTGTACATTAACACTCATAGAGAAGGTGGCATCATGAAAATACCTGAAGGAAGAATGCCTTTGGCCAAACTGGTCGGAGAAGAAAACGATAAGGCTTTGGCTCGTATCAAAAGAGCACTTGATGACATGTTGCAACGTCACGATTATCCGGAAGATGTTGTGCTTATGGTTACTAATTATGCAAACACCTGGGCGAAAGAATGGAAAGCTAAAGGTGTAGGAAAAAAGAAAGACAGTTTTCAAGAATTTAACAATCGTGGAATAGCAGGATTTGGCGGGCTTACTCATTTGGGAATTGCTCAAATGAAAGCTGTTAAAAGACACGCTATTAATCAAGGAAAAATACCTAAGTCTGGAGAGAGTTAAGAGGTGGTTATGGATTACAAAGATCAAGAACAACAACGACTACGTAATCAAGTTCAAGACTTGCAAAAGATATTTGCAAGGATAGACCTAGAAAAAAGGAGAGCAATGCAAAGAACAAAAAAATTAGGAGTTTTAGGAATAATAGTTACAGGAATATCTATAGGAGTTTCAGCATATTTAGCTATCAAATTTAGAGGTGGGTAATGACATCTGAAAAAAAACAAAAAGAAGTGAAAGAAGCTACGACTATTACGGGTCGTGAACTAATAGTGTTAGTTATTTTTTCTCCTATTGTTTTTACTTGGCTTTTCCTTGCCGCACGAATAATTTGGAGTGCTACAACGTCTCAGGAGACCTTGGAGAATATCGAGGGTTTGTTAACAGCTTTGGCCGTGATGACTTTGCCCGTTTCTGCAGGGTTAACAAAGATTTTTGAAGACATGGGAAACAAAAAATAAGAACTTAATTAACAGGAGGTTCTGATGAAAAAATGGAAATTAATAATTAAAGAGAGACAGATTCACTTCCCAACCCTCAGCATACCTTTAATTAAATTTAAAATAACTTTACCGATTTCTTTTAATTTAAAAAGCCCAACCATTACAGGATTAAATTTGGGCAAAAGAAGTAAATCTATTGTTGCTTCTGCATTACTTGTTTCTACGCTAGTTATATCTGGTGCTATTTATTTTTCCATAGAGGGATTAGATCAAGTGCCAGTATATCCTGAACCTGCAATTTATGATGCAGGTGCTTCTCAGGCTAGAGATTTAAAAACAATTGGAGAAGGTCAAAGAAATTCTCAGCCAACTCAAACTCTATTTTTAGAAGTTGGAGGAGCAAGAATCCAAGACATTATATTTACAGATGTTAATGTCGGTGCCGATAGCCCTAGCTTTACTGATGCAATATCTATATCCAGTACTGGAAGTGGTTCAATCGTATGCGAAAAACTAGAAATCATAGATGTCGAATCACCTACATTTAAACTAGGGACATCAACAATTTATTCATTATCTGTCGGAACTACCACAGCTGATGGAATATCAATTAACGGCACTCTCTCAAACGACCCGGTAGATTATCGCTTTGGGAGTACCAGAGGAGCATTAAATATACCTGAAGTATCTGGAGTAGATGTGGACAGAATTATTATCCAGAACTCCGGAACTGCCACAACTACTATAGGAACAATTAGATTTGAAAGAGTCTCTGCATTTAACACAGGGATTAACTTAGCTAACCTAACCTGCAGTTCAGTTGTGATTAAAGGTACAGATACTGATCGATCTATTTTTGGAAATGGGACAGGAATTGATAATGCCAGTTTCAGAATAGGCTCTACAGATGGATCAGTTGGCACTGTAAAAGTAAGTTCTATACCAAGCATAAACAACATTGTTGAAAGGAACGTAAGTGTCAAATAAATATGGTAGCTAATCAAACAAAACGAGAATGCGATACCTGTAAATGGTTAGATTCGCAAAAAGATTCTTTGCAATATTTGAAAGATCAGAGCAATTTAGAAGATAAGTACAGAGATATAGCTGCTCGGATGCTCGATCATCGGCAGATATTTCATGTAGGAGAAAACAAATGATAGGAAAAATTCGACCACAAATACTTCTAAGTATGCTGTTAGCGACAGGCTTCAGTATTTTCGCTTTGTATATTGGCTACAAAATGGAAGCAACCGAAATTGTAACCGCTGTCCTAGGGTCCTTGTTTGGATTCCTAGGTGGCGTGTCACTAAAAGTTTTAGAAAACGAATAGCTCTAAAGAGCAAAGGAGAACGTTATGTTCAAAGCAATGAAGTTGGCGATGCAGTATTCTCATGTGTTGCCGGTAGCAGTTGAGTTGATACAGGAAATTGAGAAATCAATCCGGGATGATGGATCGATCTCTCAAGCAGAGCGATCAAAGCTTATGTCTAAGTTTTGGAAACTTGTGAAAGCTATACAAGACCCTGTTAAAGCTAAAGCAGCTTAGGCACAAATCGCACAACATACCCACGACTACGACAAGTCTGTGAGCCACGGAGAGCGTTTTTTACGAACGACTCTAGGTCTTCATATTGGATGAATGTTTAATTAAAGAATTTAATCCGAGATTTTTTGCAAGAGTTCTGAAAGCAATTGCTGCCACGCTTGGAACGACTCCGTTTCCAATGGCTCTGAGACGGATGTCCACCCCAGACATAGCCCCATCAACCACTCGGCAAAATGTGGGTTGAGCCTTCGGCACGATACTGAGCATGTGTGTCCATCTATCTGTTTCTTTGGGTCCGGGGGGATAGACGGGTAAATTTCCGGTGTCGGCCATGATTTTTCCTCCTCTAATGCCTGCAATGACAATGCGGTGCCACCTTGGGCGAATTTCTTTTTTCTCATTCCTGTGTCATCCGCTAAAGGCGTGGTCCAGTTAGCAGTTGTATCTTGTAAGTTGAGGGAGTGACTATCTTTTTTATCTTTAGTCATTCTCCGACCCTTCTCATTTACTTCCATGTCTTTATGTGAAATTTTTTGAGTCGTTGGAGTAGGCCAGTTTACAGCAGCCATAGGAAGATCAAGCCCCCATCTTTGACCATCAGGAGAGATACATTGCCCATCAACCATAGATCGCTGTGGCCCAAAATCATCTCTGGCCCTTGGTGTTGGCCAGTTTTTAGCTTCTTCGTTTAACACTTTTCCATATCCTTTGTTTCGACTTCCCAGATTAGATGCTTGTGGAGTACGCCATGATAAAAAGTCTTTCTCTTTTATGAGGTGCGCCTGTTTCTGCCGCCGTGAAGAGTCCTTCCGTAACTTCGTAACCCATCTCTCGTAGTTCAGGTCGTATGGTGTCCCAGTAGTATCTAAGGATTCCGGGAACATTTTCAAGAAAGACGATTGGAACCCCAAGTCCCCTAATGAGTTTTGCGACATCTGGCCAGAGGTTTCTATCATCGTCTTGTTCTTTTCTTTTCCCTGCAATACTGAATGGCTGACATGGGAATCCACCTGTGAGGATATCCACTTTTCCACGCCATGGTTTAGGGTCGAAGGTTTTAAGGTTAGACCAGATAGGCGCTTTATCGATATGTCCTTCTTCCATACGAGTAGCCAAGATCGTTGCTGCCGAAACTTCGATTTCCACATAGCAGATTGTTCGAGCTGAGATAACCTGGTTGAGTCCAAGTTCAATTCCTCCGTATCCGGAGCAGATGCTGATTGTATTGTAGGTAGGTGTAACCACATTGCTCATTTAACTCTCGGTGTTCCGTTTCCAATTACAAAGTTTTTAATCTTTCTCCATTGTCCTTTTCTTATCTGTCTAAGGGTTACCTTCTCAGCGTCATAATCATTTGAGTGAATCTTTTTATCGCCACAATTTTTGCAAACTCCTATGGATACAAGTCCGTTACCTGTACTTGATCCGTCTGGCGGTTCGACTATGTAGTGATGAGTACACTTCATGCTTCTGTAATCTCAAGAATAGTTTCATTCTCTGTAACGTCATCTCCCCACTCATAGAACAAGGTGTAAGACAGATGTTTAGCTGAGTCATCTACTAATACATCTGCTTCTACAAGTCCATCAATGCTACCTTTCATCGCTGAGAGCAAGTTGTCGATGTCCCGTGTTCTTTTATCTTTAGCACGCCACGTTATAGTGATGTGTGCTTTATCAAAAGGTTTATCAGGTCTTCCTTGTTCCAGTACATACCCAATCATCTGTTCATGTTGCTCTCTGCGTACACGAGAACGTGTGTAGAAATGTGAGTTACTGTTAGGGTTAGCTTCCTTAGGTGGCAGATTTGGCAATACTATTTTTATTGGTTTTTTTATTGCCATCCCAATAACCCTTCCTCATTAGTTTCTATAAATCTAATTTTGTGTTTGTTTGAACAATTTAAATATCTGATGAATGTATTTTTTCTGCCTATAAAAACTTTGCGGTTGGTTGCTTGAATCCTGTTGTTGCCCGGACAAAAGGGACAGTTAGCTTCGTATCTAATTTTGTTATATTCGTTGTGCTGACCTTTACTATCTTTCACATAAACCTGTAACAGTTTTTCTTTTAAATTTTTCCCAACACCTATGTATTTCAAAAGCACAGAAGCTGTTCTCAAATGCTTTGCCTTGGGTTGTTTTGCTTTAGGAATATCTTTTGAATAATCAACCCATCCGCAATGAACACATAGTGGGAACCCGTCGACATCTTTTGATAGGTCTTTGCTTTTACACTTTTTACAAACCGGCTTTTTAGATGCAGATGTTTCATTTGTTACGAATGAAATATTACTGAAACATAATTGAATCATTCTTCTGCCATCCTGTATGTCGATCCGTTCTTTTTGAACATTTCTTTATTGCGATGCAAAATTCCTCTAACAGAACTGTCGTTAATTTTTAAACTTTCACTTATTTCGACTGGGGTTTTGTCAGGGTTTCTTACAAGGTATTTACTTATGCGTTCGCTTAATGTGTCGGGAATTAAATCTGGGAAATCATCTGCTGAAGCACTAGAAATTTCATTCAAACCAAATTCATTAAAGGCAAATTTAAGCATTGGGAGTTCTACCCCGGACGAAACATCGTTACCACGATCAACTTGTAACTGAACTCCTAGTTCGTTATATTCATTCTTTGAAGTTTTTACTGAACAAATCGAGTCGGCTGCTGCTTCAAAATGGATGCTTCCATATACATGCTCTTCACTCCAACTAGTGTGAGCAATAGCGAGATATCCTCTCTCGTTATCTCCTTTTTCAATAATAGAATTAAGGCTATCTGTAATACGATTTGCTACATCATTTGAAGTAAGGTCTCCCATCCCAGACCTAGATATAGAATCTAAAATCACATACTTGATATTATGTCTGGACATTGTTTTTTTAATAGGATTTACAATGTCTTTAAGTGATCTTCCTCTGGCATGTAAGAATCTGAGTGGTCGGTTTGGTTTTAAACCTAATGCCCGATTCACGTTACCTAATCTTTGTTGCATACTTCTGGCAGACCTTTCCAGATTGACATATAGCACCGGACATTGTTCAACTTTCCAGAATTTATTTACGCCACTATCAATAGAAACTGCCATAGCAAGTGCTAAGAAGGACTTACCTGATTTAGGACGTGCATAGACAATACTGCCTCCATCTACCGGCAGGAAAGAATGTATACGATGTTTTTGAATAAGGGTCGGGTCTCCCGTAGTTAATTCTGAATCAAATTGAGATTCCCAGACTTGTTCAATCTGTTTGCAGAATTCATTCATATCAACTTTCAAAAAATCATTATCGTACCCAACTGTTTTGTAAGGGCTGTATGATTTTTCGTCTTTAGGAACTAGTAATTTATAAGCAGAATTTGCAAGCCTTCCCCTGTCGCTGTCTTTACCTATATTAAAAGTGTCATAGGCAATTAACTTACCGTATGGGGTTTTCTCTGGATCAATTTTAAAATTAGGGCTTTGCTCACAAATAGAAATTGTTGCATGGGGTCCTGTTGATCTTGGGTGCAGTCCGTTAGCAATAAAATTAAGCTGATAACCATCGAATATTAAACGCTTTGCTAAAACGCCTGTTCCGTTATTCTGATCTTGATTAAGTTCAGGGTTCAGTAAAGGAAAGCGGGTGGTCAAAACATCGTTATCCAATGTCATCGATAGCTCTCCTGGTTATTGGGACTGGTTGTAAATTTTCTCTTTTAACTTTCTCGTCAATTTTTTTATGAACAAACTTTTTAAAGCCAGACATCATTCCGGCTACGTCACTAACGTAAAGTTTTACGTCTTGTTCTTTGAGAAAATATTCACGTTCTTTTTCTAAGAGTAGTGTTGATAGTTGTATCTCGAGTTTTCCGAATACATGCCATGCACAGCGGGCTTCACAAGTGCAGGTGTTTCCTATTTCAGACAGTTTATTTAAGATGTCAACTTGCTTTTGTAATAAGCTGTCGATTTTGTCTTCTCGTGATAAATCTGTCATTAATCCACCTTTTTAAGATACGAAAAGGTAGCGCCCCCATAGGTTAAAAGAGCGCTACCTATTATTTTTATGTAATGAAGGCGAACCGTTGCAGTTACAGTTCGCCCTGCTGTTTAATACCTTGATAACTGCTTATAAGTTTCACTATATAAATCAAGTAATTTACTTGCTTCGCCTTGAGAAACAAATTCATTAGCATCTATTTTTTTCTTAGTCTCTAAGATGTCTTCACAGTTTCCTATGTGAGCATAATCTGGAGTATTTTGGCTAACATGGTCGGCAATATTTATAAAGTAACCAATTGTTTTTTCACTAGCAGGCTTATCTTTATTTTGTTCACTAACCTGTTTTGGTTTTGGTTGAACTGGAATGTCAGCTTCTACACCTTTGTGTTGAATGGTTACAGCACCCTGATACTCTGGTTCTGGCTTTGGAATACCTTTCATCTCATCTGTCACTTCATCCCAAGGTAAAGACTGGTATTTACCTAACTGGGCAACAAATGCAAAGTTAAGCCTAAACGCTTTGCTAGTAGCTCTGGTTTGAGCCATAGACATTACCGCATTACGTTTGCCGCCTTCCGTATACTGTCCTTGTGCAACATGCTCGTCTTCCCCACAATACGCCATTGCGGCTCCACCTACCGGCTGTCCAGTATTCTTATCAACTAAGATGACATGAGCTTCGTATCCCTTCCACTCATCATGTTCATATACTGCATTTACTGATTGGGTTTGTGCAGACACTCCGGCAAACTTACCTATTAATTCCCATGCTTCAACTTTAAGGTACTTATTACCTTTTAAATTGACATACATAGTTGGTTTACCTTTATCGTCTGTAGCGGTATCCACAACGTGCATTAGAGACTCTGCCCACTCTTTAGCTTCCTGGGTCGCCTGCTTTGGGCTTGTCGCAATTGCGTTGGTTGCAGCTATTTCTATGTCTGTAATATTTTCTAATGTCATTAAACTGTTCCCCCCTTATAAACACAGTTGTCACAATATGGTTCTGAGTTGTCGTCACTCATAATTCTTCCGCAATCGGGACATTCGTCAATTTCTACACTTAATATCTCGACAAAGTGTTTTAGCGAAAAATATGTTAAAACGCGATAGTCTGGTATTAATTTTAGTTTTATCTCTTTTAAGTAATTCTTTTGCAACTGAATCCAACGTGGCAACTGATTTATTAAGTCAATTACCTTCTCTCCAGTAGTCTTACATTCTTTGTAGAAATCTACTTTACTGAGATATCTCCCTGCGGGAATTGAATATTCACGTTTGCCTGTTGATATAGTCATTTCTAATACAATGGCTCCATCTAACCGAACAGTATATTTGTCGCTCTCGTTAAATAGATCGGCATGGTAATTGAATTGCATATTCGGTGCGTTATCGAATTTGCTTACGTCAAGATTTGCATAACCTAAATCATTGTCGTCATAGACCGCAAACGCATCGACAAATTTTAAAAGCTTTGGAAGTGCCTGGTTGAATGCTAAGTCAACTTGCTCTTTGTCAAAAGCTCTTAGTAACTCAGAATCTACACCATATGGATAATGGAATCTAAGTTTTGGTTTATCCGGTATACCCGGAATATTTGGATATTGTTCTGCTACCATAGTTCACCCCCTTTGATAGCTAATTTGTTTTTCTGCTAACGTAAATCGTTTTGCTACATAATCAATAATATGACCTGTCATATATCGATCCCCTTTTTCTCCGTTAGTCATAGATGCGGGCAAAATATAGCCTTTCTTTTTTAAGTCATATACAGAGCTTTTGCTTAGCTTGAGATAGTTAGCAACTTGCTCTGCGTCCATAGTCATGCCGTACTCTTTGGCATAACCTAAAATATTATGTTCTCGTTCTATTTTTTTTCTGATTCTTAAAAACCTTTGCATGACTTCTGGGTCTGATAACTCAGGGTCTTCGTCAGTAAAAAAATATGTTTTAACGTAATCGTATTTTGTTAGATCAAGCACCATGAGATATCCTATCCATTTCTAGTTGAGTTTCTAATTCGGCTATCCGTACATCTTTATTAGAATTAATAGATTCAAGCTCATCGCAACGCAAAACCAAGTCAAACATAGTTTTTAATTGAGCTGTTTCTTTCTTGCGCCCTTCTTTTATATCCACTAAATAGTGAAAGGTATAACCTGTGAGCGAATTAATCTCGTCAATTGACTTCTTGTTAAATATAGAATGTCTAGATGAATTTACCATGTTGCACTTTTTGTTAAACATTTGTTTGATTTTTTGTATGGTACCACCAACAAATATTTAGTGTCAAGAAAATTTATGTACTGTTGAATAAAAAAGTTGAATTTTTATATTAATTTGGATAAGATGGCTAAATCAACATGAATTTTAGGTAAGGAAAATATGCAATGGTTGAGACTAAAAAACTAAAACCAGACAAACAAAAAGTTAAAAAATGGATTAAGAAATTTTACGGTCCTGGGAAAAGATTTGCTTCGACCAGAGCGCTTTCTGATGCTGCCGACAGGTCTGTAAATACTGTTAGCTCAATGGCTACAACTGGGACAACCACGGCTTCTGCAATAGCTGACATTTGTGCAGCTACAGGGGAATCTGTAATAAAAGCCTTTATAGAATTAGGCATGATAGACAAAAAAGAAATAGATGAATTGCAAATTTGGAAAGACCTTACTGAAGATGAGGAGAATCTTCTTCGGTTTTATCGAGAGACTCCATCAGCTCTGCAACACGCAATTCTTCGAGTAGCCCATGAGCTGAGCGATTCTTCCGAAGACTTATATCATCTGTCAGAAGATACGATGTCTGTTTCCCAGTAAAAAGATCGTCAACAGTTATTTTCGTTTCAAACTTGTCTTCCTGCATAATTTACTCCATTACCACTACTGATACTACTTATTAACCCCACCAATAAAAGGGGGAGTCTCAACATAACAGGAAAAAAGAATCATGCAACCCCAAATCGTGTCCTGCTAGGCACGAGCCGAAAGGACAGTTTTTGTCTTATTGGGGTTTTTAGCCCAAAAATCGAAAAAAAACAGGAGTTGAAGAAATGGTTTCGAAAACCAAACAACAAGCTTTACAAAATAGAATTAATCTCCGACAAAACCCTGTAACTGGCGAGCCGGATACAACTGATTTACTTGTTTTATTTGAACGACCTTTAACTCAAAGATTAAAAGACCTTAGAAGTTTACCTACTTATGGTTTTGGAAGTAATCAAGAAAAGTTTGCTAGTGTTTTAGGCATAAACAAGAAAACATTATCAAGAATCGAAAACGGTACTACTCATTTTACCGATGACATGCGAGAAAAATACATGCAAGTTTTTGAGGATTCCCCAGATGCAGGAAATCCTTTATTTTATTTACCTGATGTATATGCAGAAAAAATTAGAGCCGATGTATCTTTAGTGCAGTCTTTAAATATAGCTAAAAGTAATTGGTTCAAAAGAATAAACGAAAAGATTGTTGCTAACTTCAATGACCTAACAAGTGTTGCAAAAGATTTTATAGAATCTTCAACTAACTTTGCTATTCAACAATGTGCTAGTAAAACGGATATGGCTACAGGGCTTCCAACATACTCAGACAATCCTATTAGTATGCGGACAATGTCGGGTTGGAAGTGGGGTAGCAGGCACTTAGAATCATACTTGCAGAAGGAAATCTGGACAAAACTCAACTGTAAATACGATAGGTTTAGGATTGTACGGGGATTGGCTTTTGAAATAAATGAAGAATCCTTTATGGACTACGAAATATACACTTCTGGCAAGGTTCCCCAATCGTCTGAGTTCGTTAAGAATTTACCCCACAAATTTGTTACGCAAACCACAATTGAATCTCCTTATATGTATATCTCCAATCCCAAAACACGGCCAGAAATGACTACCGCAGGAGTTAAAGTACTTGATATATATGGCGATCCTGAAAATAAAGACAGGGAATTAACAATCTTTTTTCATTACGACAGTTACAAAGATAAAGATGGGAAAAAACTTAAAAAAGATGATTTTTTTAAATTAGTGTTGGATGACCTGGAACACACTATTATGCCAACTATAGAAGAGTACTTACTCGAACGTGACAATCGTTATTTGCAATCCATTACAGAACTTGCTAACGCAAGGGCGCAAATCATTATGAGCGAAGGAGAATAAACAATGCCAAAAAAATTAAGATACAGCAATCCAGAGCGTAAATGGTTTTTCCTTTGTGAGTATGTCGTTGATGGCAAAACTGTCGAAAGTGGAAAAGTTTGGGCTTCAAAAATAGGCGAGCCGTTAGTGTACCCAAAAGATATGCCCCAATCAGAAAGGGAAGCGTACAAAAATGCTCATTACAAAAAACTTAAAAGCCAAGGTGCATACCCCTCTGAAACAAAAGCTATAAACGCAATTTACGATCTAAAAAAACAATGGAATGCAAGCGGTCAAGTATTTGAAACAAACGACAAAATGTCGCTCTTTCAACTCTTTGATATGTACCTAGACAAGAAGCATTTTAAAAAAACAAGCGCAAAAAAATCTGTTGAGCAAGCATTAAATCTTATAAAACACATACTAGCTCATAACCCAAAGGTTAAAGATTTAAATATTAAACATTATGAAACCATAATTAATTTTAGAGAAAAGTACAAATGGAATCAAAAAATTAACGAATGGGTTTTATGGCAAAAACATCCAAACCCAGTACGGATTGCCCCTACTACAACTGAAAAGGAACTTATTTGTTTACGAACAGCATTAGACTATGCTGTTAAAAAAAATTGGATTACAAAAAATTATTTGCCCAATTTCCCAGAGAATTTTAGAGACAAAGTAACAGAATACAAAAACTCATCGAAAGACATTTACTTTAGCACCGCAGAGGTACACGCTATAGCAGATTGTATGAAAGAAACATCTTTTATGTTACCTACCCTACTAGCATCTGTCACAGGTTTAAGGCGCAATGAAATATTGTCTTTACAATGGAAAGACTGGACCCAGGAACCTGTTATGAATGATTCTACAAATGAAAAAATAATGGTTCATTTTTTACAAGTTAAAAGAAGTTTATTTTATGACGATAACAAAAAACAATGGACTGTAATTAAAGCAGATGGAACAATTAACCCACCAAAAACACCTGCTTCTATTAGAAAAATATCTTTAGGTTACTGTGGCGAGGACAATTTTGCTGTCAGGATATTAGAGGAACAAAAAAAAATCCAACACGCAAATAACATTAAAAGAGGAAGTATCAATTTACCTAAACAAAGTGATTTCATATTTTCTCATAAAGACGGAAGTTTATTTGCAGAAAGTTCTTTTACTCAGGCATTTATTAGGGCTAGGAATGAAGCAAATAAAAAATTTGAAAACGGATTATCTGATGTTGAAATACAACCGGGGACATTACATGATTTAAGACATTATCATGTAAGTGAATTGATAGAGGAAAAGGCATCTGACAAACAAATTTCAACAAGATTAGGTCATAAGAGCGTTGCATTTACCATTGATAGATACGGGCATCTTAGAAAAGGTTCAGACGTAATTCACGTTTCTAATGTGCAGAAAAAACATGACGATTTTTTACTTAGTTAATGTATAATAAGTGTTCCTTAAAAATATATTTCTCAGAAAAAGTGGGAGAATAATGGGAGAATATCCTTTTTAAGGGGTTGAGAAAACAACGGAAACACCCCGTTTTCGTAGCTAAAATAGCGAAAATGGGCCTGTAGCTCAGGCGGTTAGAGCGCAGTCCTGATAATACTATTGTCTTACAATTTCCTACCCTGCCCTTTTCACATTAAGCCATTTTTTGTGACTAATTACACGAAAATTAGTGCAACGTGATGAACGTTTTTAACATACACGCATGGGTTTTCCCATGGAATAATGGGAGAATAGTGGGAGAATTTCCGTTATCTGTTCCGTTTTTTCTTACGAATTTTCCCGCTCTTAATTGCTCGGTTTAGGTCGTGGCTTTCGATGTAAATATATTTAGCTCCCGGAATCCTGAGAGTCGGCAATATTCCCGTCTCTGGATGGCACCACTCATCACGAATATGCCGAGCGCTTTTATGGGTAATTGCTGCGACTTGGTCCGTTGTTAAAAGATCGGGAACTACTGCCCCGATATATTCCCAGTCGCAGTCATTACTTTTGCATTCATACATGAACTTACCCGTGCCATACTCAAAGGCCCTCGACTCGTCGAGTTGATCGTCACATTCAGGGCATATTTTATTGATAAAAATTTCTTCAGATATATTATCCATCGTTTACCTTTTCCTTGCTTTGATTATATCAATTATTTATTTTGCTTTTGCAATCGTCACATATGCCGACCGGCAATTCTAAATCCTGCTCTGGATCGTCTCGGACGCTCCAACAAGCGTCGCATTTTGGGCAATGGTGGTCTTCAATAAAACGTCTCTCTTCACATTCATCACAAACTATGTATTCTCCAATATCTGAACTCATCTAATTTCTCCCTATAATTTCCATTTCTTTGTTTACTTCTGATTCCTGTTCTTCCGGCGTTGGGTCTCTCCCTAACTTTTCGGATAACTTTTCCCATACGTATTCAAAAACGTATTCGTCGTGTTGATCGTTAACTAAATGGCTCATTTTTATACCCTCCAGGGTAACTAGACCCTGCCCTAACAGGGGCGCTATTTTATTAAGCTACTTGATTTAAAATTATTTCCTGCATAAAATCTTCGACCTGGACAACGAAGCCGGTCCTATCTTTACCGGCTCGGCCTTTACCGTGTAATCCGATAATTACGCCTTGCGGGTCAAGGAATCGCATATCGTGCAAATCGCCGTCAATTACCGGATAGCCAAGGTATATTTCTGGTAGCGGGTCATTGCGCTTTACATCGAATACGACGGCGACACGGCGACCGGCTTCTAGTGTTGGTATAACTTGATCGTGATTAGATTCGGATCTCGAGAAAGTCAGATCATAATTTGCCGGTATTCTGGTACGTTTATTAATTGGGAATTTTGTATAGTCGTAGAATTGAACTTCTGAGAATTTGGGCATCATATCTGGGTAAACTAATTCCCAAGCTATATCACTAGTGCCGTTTAATCTGACAGCCGGCTTCAATCCTTTTCTATGCGCCCTTTTGATATGCGCTTCAATCTCGCCGAATAGTTGAATTTTGAAAGCTTCACGATTCGTGTTAAATGCCTGTGTTCTGTTGTGTCTGGCTTGCTGTGCCATGTTCATACGTCCGGAAGTTACCAGACATGCCAATTCACAGCCGGCGCTAGAATATGGGCATAAATTTTTACCCGATTGGGTCGATGGTTGAAGGTACATAATTGCTGTGTAATACTCGCTCCCATACCCGTTTGAATGTTCAATCTTAGTACTCGAGTATGAAAGTAATTTTGATTCTGATATATTTGCAGTAGTCATTTGAAAGGCACCCCTTTTAAGTGATTAGAGCGTGGAACGAATGACGTTTCGTGCCACGCTCGCTATTTATTTATTGCTTTAAAATTCTTTGCTTTCCCATATGTCGATAAATCTTTTTAAAAAATCTACAATATATTTATACTGATTTTCAGACTCGCAATCTTTAGGCGTTAATCCATATAACACTTCGGATGCATCGCCATCACTTAAATCAACGCCTATTGATGAGCAATGCGAAATAAAACTTTCGTAGACATCAATATGGGTACTTATATCATTAGATTCCTCAAGTATTTTTAAATTGTTTAAACTATCGTATTGCATATTTGTTACCCCCTTAAGGTAAAACTTATTTATTGCGTTTTTTCGTGTTTAACAATCGATTCTAGGATTTCTATAACTTGTGGTTCTGTTAGCTTTCCCCTTGAAAATTCACTAACTAAATCTTCTAAATCTTGCAACAATGTTGTCTCATTTTGCGTTTTTTTCCATTGCTCAATTGCGTTTAATACTTCGTTCCAATCATCAGTCAAATCATCATGTAGCCAATCAATATCGTGACCGTCTATTCCTCCTTCTAATTTTTCGAAAGTTTCGGCATATTGAACACAATATTTTGGAATGTGGATTATTCCATCATTCGGATAATATTCCCCCCACATCTCAATTAAAAGCTCATCACTTATGCGTTGGCTTTCACTCCATCCAACATAGTCATAAAACAAAATTCTAAATGTTGGCCTGTTATCATCAGTAACGTTATAGACTGCAGGCCATGACGATTTGTTCAAATCTAATGTTGACTCATCAAGCGCGAAACCCTCGGGTATCTCAATATTATTTGTTAAATCTTTGAATCTTTGCATTTTTATTTACCCCCAAGTAAAACTTATTTATTTGTTAGGTACAATACACCCCTTTTTGCGACGTGTCAACATTTATTCGTGTATCCGTTGATAAAATAATCATACAATCATTTTTAATCAGTAAGGAATAGCTATGGCATTGAATGAAAGACAAGATTTGTTTGTAACTCATTACCTTAACAATGGTATGAATGCTACCCAAGCTTACCGGGACGCATATAATGCCCACGACCGGCCGGATAGCTCCGTTAATCCTAGTGCTAGCCGGCTTTTACGGCACCCTCGAGTGAGAAAAGCAATTGTTACTAAAAAGCAAGGTCTTATCAGTAAAATTGATCAGGAAGCGCTTGTTAGCAAGTCATTTCTGATCGAGAACTACATTGATTTGTTGGAGCGGGCGAAAAGCGCCAATCAGATAAGCGCCGGTCGTCAATGTCTCGATTCGTTGGCGTCGCTTTGCGGGTTCGCCGATAAGCAAGTGCAAGTTACCGGATCGGTCGATCATAACTTGCTAGAGTTGCCAACATCGGAGCTACTGCAAGCGCTCGAATTCGCACGCCATCGGGGCGCAAGCGATGGCGATGCAGGCACAATCGACGGCGATACTGGTACCCCAATCGATGGAAATTTTCGAGAAATTTCCAACAGCGAATAGCGCCGACGACGTTAGGCACAGCGCAACCCCGTGTTTTTTTTAGGGGTGTCACATAAAAAAAGTCCCAAAGTTGAACGGCGAAGGGGGGCGCCTGCCATAAGCTCATAAGCTCTCCTTTCAACCAAATTTGTGAGTTTTCCTAGATAATACGTTTACCGTTTCATGCAACGTTTCATGCGTAACGGTTGAAACGCTCGTGACTAACTTAGCGTTTTTCGTTGTCTTATAAAGACATAAGAAGGGACGCTAAGTGTTTCATGCAACGCTATTTGAAACGCTGTGCAACGCTCGTGACTGGGACGCTATCTTTCTCTTCGTAGAGTTAAGGGTCGTTTTATATATCCCCTTTAGGGGGATATAAAACGCCTTTCTTCTTTTGCTTCTTTTCTTCTTTAGTGGTGTTCGTTTTTATGGGTAGGTGTTCAAAGTTTTGGAGATTTTCTATTTTTTTGGTATTTTTAAATAGGGGCGTAGGGTTATAAATTTTATTTTTTGTTGATATTTAATATTTGTTTACCTCCTTACCCAAACAGCTCTACGTCCGCCTTAAGGTTAAGTGGACGTGAAATGGGAGAAAGAAATGGCTGAAAAAAAAGATTCAAGATTAAAACGTGCAGGGGTGTCCGGGTATAACAAACCCAAAAGAACACCCTCCCACCCTACTAAATCCCATGTCGTTGTAGCAAAAGAGGGGGGTAAAGTAAAAACGATTCGGTTTGGACAACAGGGAGTCACAGGTGACAGAACTATGACCAAACGAGCCAAGTCTTTTAAAGCGAGACACAGAAAAAATATAGCCAAAGGCAAAATGTCCGCAGCTTATTGGGCTAATAAAGCAAAGTGGTAGCCCTATTTAAGCCTATTCAAGGAGTTCTAAATGGCTAAAAGTAAATCTAGAAAAGGACTTTACGAAAATATCCATGCCAAACGCAAAAGGATAAAAGCAGGGTCCGGAGAAAAAATGAGAAAACCCGGTCAAAAAGGTAGACCGACAACAAAAGCGTTTAAACAATCGGCAAAAACTGCCAAAAAAAGGAAGTGATCCATGCCTAAAGGAAAAGGAACATACGGTTCTAAAAGAGGACGACCCCCAAAGAAAAATAAAAAGAAACGCATGTAAGGAGACTTGATATGCCAAAACCTATGGGGAAACGAAAAACAAAAAAAACTTATCTTGGGAGTGGTGCGGGTTCATTAAAAAGTGGAACTGGTGCTACAGCCAAAGCTAAAAAACCTAAATCTCGAGTTAAACAAAGAAACCAAAAACTTTTGGACGATTTAACAAAAAAGGTTAACAGGGCTACCAAAAGACAATTTGCTACAGGACCGGCAACTGGATTAGATAAAGTTTTTGACAGGTCTTTTACCGAAGCAAAAAAACAAAGAAAAAGAATGGCAACAACAATGCGAAAAAAAGCAAAAAGGTAATCTACTAAAAAATGGTAGCCCTTACTGATGAACACAAACAAGAAGCTGTCCGCAGGCTAGAAAAAGAATTTGCAAGACGCAATTTCGTTTCACCTGACGGAGAACAACCAGACTTCCTTGATAAAGTTAAGATCCTAGAAAGATCACAACTACATTCAGGGGTGGCAGGTGGTGCCGCACCCTTTCAAAAGTGGGATTACCTCGTAAAATTAGCAAGAGCTATCGTAGATAACCGACTTGTCACAGTATTAAAAGCCAGACAGTTAGGTTTTTCGTGGACATCAGCTGCATATGCTGCATGGCTACTTACATTCAGAGAAGGTACAAACGTACTTATGATTTCAAAAGGGCAGACAGAAGCGTTCTCCCTACTTGATAAAGTTAGATTTATACTTAAAAATCTCCCGGAAGAATGGCAATCTCCCCTGTCTCCTGACTCAAGATCGGAAATAGGAATACCGTCAAAGGATTCTAAGATTGTCGCACTTCCATCTACAGAAGATGCAGGTCGTTCAGAAACTGCATCCGTTGTCATACAAGACGAAGCAGACTTTCATGAATATCACGCAGCTAATTACGCTGCCGTCAAACCTACAATTGACGCAGGTGGACAAATGATTATGGGTTCCACCTCAAACAAAAGAAATATGAGTTCCCTGTTTAAAGAAATCTACAGGGCATCAGGTGACACAGCAGAAGAAGGTAACGGATGGACTAAAATCTTTATACCCTGGAGTGCAAGACCCGAACGAACAGAAAAATGGTACGAAGGTGTTAGAGACACAGTACCCACATCTGATTTGAGCGGTATGTCACCAGAACAATTTATGGAACAAGAATATCCCGGTGACGAAAAGGAAGCCTTATCGCCCCCAAGAGCGCAAAGCATTTTTGATCGGGATATCATTTCTGGCATGGCTGATGATTGTATACCACCTCTACGAACCATCGGTCCTGCCAGTATTTACAAGGAACCGAGAGCAGCCAGAAGATATGTCGCAGGTACAGACGTAGCTTCAGGTGTGGGTATGGACTACTCCGTAACCGTAGTGGTAGATGTTAATTCCGGTTATGTGGTAGCAGACCTTGTGTCAAACACAATCCAACCAGAGGATTTCTCCGTAGCTTCTATGAAACTATTAGAACTCTACAATAATCCCGATTGGGCTATCGAAAATAACTTTTCAGATACAGTTTTGACAATTGCACGAGATGAAAACTACCCGAAACTCTACAGACGCAGAGTAGGTAGAGGTAAAAATGTCAGAAAAGAATACGGATGGCGTACAGACCGTATGAGCAGACAACAACTTTTTGACGAACTTAGAGCATCTTTTAACGCAGGACACTTAACGATTCCCAATAAACAGGGACTCGATGAATTCTCCACAATAATTGCTGCTCCCGGTGAAAAACCACAGGCAATGGGTGGCGCTCATGACGATTACGTTATGGCACTAGGTATTGCACTAATGGTTAAAAACGAAAGAGGAATTAGAAACCACGCAAAAATAATTAGAATGCCCGCATTTGCCTAAAGGCCCTAAAGGATGAACTATGGCTGACTTGAGAGAAAGACCGGATGAAGAAATAATAAACCGTTTTTATTCAAAGATGGGAGAACTGTGGTCAAATGCACATCAGGAATTCCGTGATAATGACGCATACTATCAAAGAAAATTTAAAGTGTGGTCAAATACCTATCAGGGTAGACCCGTATTCTATGACTCAACTCCAACACACCTGGTTGACCACGCAGTTGCAACACTTATGTCGTTCTCTCCACGCATACACAGAGAACCCGTAGGCGAAACAGAACAACATAAACAAGACGCAACCAACCTCGAACACGGACTTAAATCAATTATGGATGACGCAGCTTTACACGAACCTACAATTCCGTGGAAAGTATGCGCACAATATCTTGTGGCTCATGGATACGCAGTAGTTGAAGCTCCTGTTTTAGTAGGTTTAGGTCAGAGACCGACAGAACCTGTCGAATCAGAGTTTGATGACGAGGAAGCGTTCGAGACAGCAAAAACTATTTACCGTGCAAACAGGAAATCGTTTAACCCTGTCAGAATCAGAGTCCCACATCCATCTACAGTTCTGATGAATCCTAGAGAAAAAGTACCAACTGTAGCTATAAAAGCGTCAAAGATGACAGCTCAAGAACTACACGAACAGTCAATTACAAAGAAAAGAAAACAACGTAGAAAATATGCAGAAATATTTGACATGGGAAATAAAGACCCATGGGATGAAGTAGAAGTATGGGACTATTGGACTCCGTACTGGCACGTTAAACTTGTCGCAAATTCATCGCCGTCATATAACGCATCTCCGACATCAAGAGCTGCAACACCAATATGGATGGAGCGAAACACATGGGGCTTTGTACCATTTGTACACTCATTTGCAGGTTGGGGTATGGATATGGCAGATACAGGTGGTGACCCTAAGAACTTTGCTCAAGGTATATTGGGGCCTAACAAAGAGACAATCAGAAAAAGAACTCAGGAAATATCTGCGTTCCATCAGATACTTTTAAGATTTGCATATGCACCAATGGGAACATCCCGTGACCCGATAACATTGGCACAGGCAATATCGAATGAAGGTATATTGGAAGGAGACCCACAGGATTTCTGGGTAATGAATACACCAGACGTACCAGGATGGGCATTACAACTTAGAAGTCAGACTGATTCCACACTCGAAATGGGTACATACTCCTCTGCACTTGCAGGTGTAAGACAGGCAGGTGTTACAACCGTAGGCCAACAGGCAATATTAAATACAGCCGGTATGAGAATCTTTTCAGGTGTCGCACTTCAAAGAGAACACATGGCATCTATTGTCGGTTCAAGAATATTACAACTTGTAGATAGCGTATCCGAACTTGCAGGTGGGATAGGGGCAAACGGAAAAACACTAAGCAGAAGCACCATTCATAACGTCTACGGCATACAAGTAGCATTCCCACACGCAGAACCTGTTATGGAATTACAGCAACGTCAGATGGCTATGAGCGAATACGGCGCAGGGTTGATAGACCCAATGACATATTACGAGACCGCAGGATACGAAAACGGTACCGAAATAAAACAGCGACTGATAGAAGAGTCAGTTAGAAATCTACCTTCTGTAAGACAAAAAGTAGAAACACTTGTAGCACAAGAAATGGGATTAATAGATGAAGAAAATCAAGCAGCTGCTGCACAAGAAATTGCAGCTAGACAACAAGCTATGGCTCCGCAAATACCGGGAGTTTCGCCAGAAATGGGTGGTGGTATGGGACCCGATATGGGAGGAGGAATGGGAGGACCGCCACCGGAAGGAGGAGCGCCGGCAGATTTAAACGCACCATTAACACCAGACACATTTAAACCTGAGAGGATAGACCTTGGCAGATGAAAATCCAATAACAAAAGCAATATTCCAAGTAACGCAAGAATATCAGCGTCTTAAAAAAGAGTCGCCCAAAAAACAAGCTCCAAAAGTAACATCTAAAAGAGCGCCGGGTATTGACCCCATAAAAAGAAGGCTTGAAGAAAGAGGTATAAACGTAAACAGGTTGAGGAGACGAAGATGACTTCTCCACAATTTGCTACAAGAGAAGAATTTGAAAAAGGGCTTGAAGGATATTTTTCTGGAGGACAAATAATAAATTTTTATACTCCAGAACTTGCAGAAAAAATAAGGACTTTAAATAGTTGGTATTCAAAAATTCCTGCAACTCCAACTGCGTCAGGAGAGTTTGATATTGTAGGAAGAGAAGCTGTTCCTAGCAGTACTCAAACAACTAGATTAGTAGCAACTTCTAAAGACTTTAACGAAGAAGACGCAAGAGACTTAATTATAGAAATTGCTGAAAATATTAAATTTGACCCTAATATGGACCCACAAGTTTCTGATTTGGAAATAATTACATATGTAGCAGAAAACTTATTTAAAGACTGGGATTTTGAATTAGGTAAACCTATTGATAACAGAACTGTTACACCTCAAGAAAGGTTATCAGTAGCAGAAGGTCCTATCTGGCACGATATAGCCAGAGATAAAATTAATACTAAAACCGATGAAAGCCAACGAGACCCAAGTTCGCTTTTGCGTGACGATAAACTAGCAATTGCACTTGACGCATTAGTTGCAAGTAACAAATTTGGTCTTGACGGTCCACTAATAAGGCGAATGATGCTTGACGAGGGGGCTACCTATGAAGACTTAGGTATTGATCAAAACGATTATAAAAGACTAGAAAATATTATCTTTGGTAAAGATGGAGTGTCAGGAATACTAGATAAATTTGATATAGCAGTAAGAAATTCTGAAATAGATTTTGCTAAAGGCTCCGGTAGAACTGATTTTACACCATGGTTTATAGACCAAGTTGAAAAAGACTCTGTAGCATTTTTTGGAAATATAGTAAAAGCACCGGAATTAGGTGAGATTAGTTTTGTTGATTTTTTTACAGATGGTGCGCCTGATGATGTCGGTGACGGTTTTAAAGATGTAATTAATGCTTGGATAGACGAATCAGAGGTGGGAAATTCTGATGGAGAAGGTTTAACTGGCGATGAAAAAAAAGCAACTATGGAAACAAATCGAGAAATAATAAAACAGGCACAAGACACATTAAAAAAATACATAGATGCTGATGGAAACATTACAGATAATGCAAAAAATGCAGCTTACGATAACGGAATGACTCCTGAAAATTATGTTGCAAACAAAGTATATGTACAAGTTAAATCTAATTTTGTTCCGGGTGAAGATGGTGTTAGTAGATATGAAGAAACACGCACAGATAAAAAAGCAGTTTTTGAATCTGATGCACTTAGAGGAAGCCCTACTAAACAAAATAATGTGTTGAAAAGTTTGCTTGCAGAAGATGATAGTTTTTGGATTGCAAACGAAGACGGTATACCAATGCCAATTACAGATAAAGATGTCAATGATTCGACTTGGGCTAGTTGGAAACATTATCTTATCCAAAATGGTGCCGAATCAACTAAAGCATTTATTAAACCAAGTCTACAAGATGCAGTTGATTTCCACAGAGGAGAATTAGAGTTCACCCCTCCGGGTGGAGAAGTAACAGATTTAGAAACAGGACGAGTTTTTACGCTTCCGGCTTTACCTAGACGCACCGAATTAGCATTTGGTTTATTAGATGAGGAACCACCTATTTTTGACGAAACACTATTTGACACAGAAGTTAATAGACAATGGGGAGAAGAAAGACCTGAGTTTGCTGCTTACTTAAAGCATCAATTGAAAACGACAGATTTTGAAGATCGTTATTTAAAACAAGCTAATCCAGAACCTATGGATGATAGATTAGCAAACCTAGAATTACAACAGGACAAATTAGATTTCTACCAAAGAAGATATGCAGATGCCCAAGCAGCATATGACGTTGACCCAACCGATCAAAATTCTTCATCTTTAGAAACAGCTAAAAAGGATGCTGAAAGAGCTGACAATCAATACAGGAGAGAAACTGGGCAAAGTCAATTTGATGTTATTCCACCCAAAGAACCTGAACCTGAAGAAACCCCGTCTGCTGCTTATGACCCTAATCAGTACGGTGTATCAGATAAATTAATTGACGATCCTGAAACAACAGGAGAACCTGCTGCATATTTTGATTACAGCATAGACCCTAAAACAGGATTACCTGTCGGGTATCGTTTTGTCGGAGTTGACCCTAGCACAATGACAGAAGAAGACAAAGCAAAAGCATATCAACGTGCAAGGGCAACATCAGATCAGATGTTTCCGCAATATGAAGAAATCTTTGGAGATTTTCCGTACGGAAAATCTCCAACTGAATATAAAGAGTTTTTAACAAAAACACCAAAATCGCAATCAGAGTTTTTAACATCAATGATTCCCGGATTTGAAAGGCGATATAAAGAAAGTGATTTTTATAAAGCTGAACAAGAGCGTTTAAAACAAGAGCGTGCAGGTAAAGACGATGACGAAGCAACACAGAAAAGAAGACAACAGCTACGTGCTTTAAATACTGGTAAAACAATCTTTACAAGAGCGAGAAGATAATATGCCACCATTTTTTCCAAGAAAGAAAAAAAATAAAACAGCTTCATATTTATCAGGTATGTTGGAAGAGCCTTCGGTTGCAACATATTTAAGAGGTGACAATAAACCTCAACCAGAAATAGAAGATCAACGAATAGGTATGACTGACGAAGAAAAAGCAAGAGACGTGCTAAGCGACTCTATGTTGCCTGCCCACTTACAAAATAACCCGTGGGGGGTAGCTGATAAGTCAGATTTAGAAGCAGAAAGAAATTACAAAGCTATGGGTGTTGACCGTAAAAATGAACCGAGTTTAGAAGCTTTAAATTATTATAACGCACCTCAAAATAAAACTTATTTTGGTAAAGGTGGAGACGAACAAATGCTTTACGGCGAAGACGGAAGACCTACAGTACCTATATCAGATGAATTTCTTAAAAATCAAAGTAGAAAAAACGCTTATAAACTTTTAACAGGACCCGCTGAATTGTTTTTATCTGCAACTAAAGAAGGTGGAAAAATTGTCCGAAGAGAGCTAGAACAAACTTTCAAAATGGGCGAAGACCGTTTTAGTTTAAGCCCTGCTGTTTTAGCCGGAGATATATTTTACGACCAAGATGAAAACAGAAAAAAATTTGATGAAGCACTAGCTAATAAAGAACAGGAATTAGGTAGGGAAACTACTTTTTTTGAACATGATGATCTTTTTGACGAAACATTTCCTACTATTCCGTATTGGAGAGGAGCAACTGAACTAGCCGTTGAAATGTTAGTTCCGGCAACTGCTGTAGAAAATTTAATAGGAAAAGGGGCAGGAGCTTTATTAAAACCTGTTTGGAAAGGCGGCGTTAAAACTTATAAAATAACCACTCAAGCAGGGGATTATTTTAAACGCAACAAAGTAAAAGTTCATGATGGTGAATTTACTCCGACTCACAGATTAAATTATGGGGAAAACCCAGTTCCTGTTGGAGGTGGTTCCGGAGAAATTGCAGCTACAAGTCTTCGTGCTGCGCCAGAAGAGAATTTTTTCGCACAGCCTGACATGAAAGAAGGTCTATCAAAAAAAGAACAATTAGTAGATTATCTCGCTGAAAAATTACATTTCGGTTCAAAAGAGAGATATGTAGATCAGGTATTTGAAGTTCGACATGAAATAAACTTTAGAGCAGATAACCTTTCTACGAGCATGGCAAACGAATTTGATGCTGGCGCCAAAAGACTTTTTGATATAGATGACGTAGGAAGAGTAAGTGGATTTGAAAATGTAGACACCGCTACTAAAACTCTAGATGCTGTTGTCGGTAACCCCACGATACAAGATATAGCTGCACGCCTTCCTAAATATTGGGAGTCTTTAAACGCACAACAAAAAGACTTTTTTGTAGATATGAGAGACAGGCTTGTTCCTATGGAAAGGCAGTTAATTGATATGGACGTAAAGCTTATATCTGACGTAAATCAAAGACCCGATATTATTAAAAACAAAGAAAATCCAGAAATAAGCGGGTTTTATCTGCCAAGAGGAAACGCAATAGATACGACTATTGCAGGAATGGACACGCCTAGAAAATGGACTCCAGGGTTTGAGAAAACTTCTGTGTACAAATCACAAGCAGCAGGAATAGATGTCGGTCATGAATACGATTCTTTTTATTCTGCTTTGAAAAGTTATATTGATTATTCCGGCAGACAATATGCTGACGCATGGGTTTCTAAACAATTTAGAAATGCAACCGATGAATCAGGAAATCTTATAGGGTCAACTTTAAATCAAAGAATGCTTGCAAAAGAAGAGTTTGTAGATTATCAAAATTTAATAAAAAAAATTAAATCTGAAGCATCAAAACTTAGAACTGAAACCACAAAATTGTCAGTTAAAAAATCTCATAGCAGAAAAGAAATAAGACAAGCGCAAAAAGATATAGCAAAAGCAGATAGAAAAATAACACAAATAGAAAACCGAAAGGCACGAAATGAAGCAACAGATGAACTAGAAAAAGAATTGCGAGCAGAAAAACTTCTTGAAAAAAAAGCAAAAGCAGAAAAACTAATAGATGAAGCTAATCCGTTTACCCCGGAGGATATGAGGTTTACCAGAAAACAATTGCGTAAAGCAATAACCCAAGGGCGTAAAGAAGCTATTAAGGCTACTCAGTTAAAAGCTAAACTTAAAGAAGCCAACATTAAACTTGGTAAAGAAGAAAAAGCATTCTTTAAAGAGATGGACGAACTAACAAAAGCAATGGATGAAGCTGAAGCATTTGCAAAAGCAAATATGATTGATGACGTTTCTCTTGGAGTTATTAGTGATGTTCCTACTTTTGGAACAAAAACTGCATTAAGAAAATATGAAGCTATGCTTAGAAGAGCTGAAAGAATTGAAGAAAGAGCAGCAAAATTAAACGATCAAATTGAACAAAGAAATATAGCTATTAATGCAAAACTTGATGAAATGAATATTGTTGATGATGCTGCCAGAGCAAGGAAACAAGGAATTAAAGATGATATAAATCAAAACACATATCAACAACAAATAGATAGAACTATATATGGTGTTGAAAGAGAAATTAGACGCCTTGAAATAGAACACAAAAGACTTCACAAAGTTAAAGAAAACTATTCTGATAAAGAAATTAAACAACAAGCTAGAACTATAAAAGATGCTGAAAAAGCAGGCGATAAAATTAATAAAAATTTAGCAGCAACCTTAGAACAAGTTCAAAGAAAAAGAGATGATTTAGCCGAATTAAAACAAGCAGCAAAAGAAGGCAGAGAAAAAGTTAACGAGCTTAAAAGAGCAGAAATGGCAAGAGATGATATTGGAGCAGTTAATTTAAAAACTTTATCAGGATGGGAATTTCCTCAAGCATTTGCAAAAACTGTTAATGAACAATTACAAAAAGAAGCAAAAACAACAGGAAAAGACGCAAGTTGGTTAGCCAAAGTTAGAGCTTACAATAATTTCTTTAGGTCTTTGAAAGCAACTTATGATTTAAGTGCAGTTGGAGTCCATGGATTTGGTTCACTTTATGATAATCCTAAAGAAGCTTCTCAAGCATTTAAATTCGGGCTACAAGCTTGGGCAGATAACGGCGAAGTTTTATTAGGTAATTTTATTACTGATTTTAATAAAACTACTGTACAAGCCCGCAGGCTTACCACAGAAGACTGGGCAAGATCAGGACTTCGTATAGGTGGACAAGAAACAGAATTTATTCTTCGTGAAAATGTTTTAACTTCAAGAATACCTTTTGTAAAAAGATTTAACAAAGCATTTGGTTATTACGGAGACAAATTGCGCTTAGAATCTGCAGACGACATTATATCCGGATATTTAGCTAGCGGTAAAACAATTGAACAAATGCGTCTTAACGGAGACTTAACCAGAATCGCAAAAGAAGTAAATGCTATGACCGGATATTCTGACAAGGCATTTGGCGGATCGTTAGGTGAATTGCTTCTTTTTGCCCCCAGATTTTTAACCGCCCGTGTCGAAACATTGTATAAAGGTACCAAAGGTTTTGCGTCTGCTCCTGTCAGAGCAACTGCTGAATCAATTCCAATTGTTGGCAGATCAATTTCAGACGCATTGCCAAACGTAAGAATATTAGGAATGGGAACTGGTACCACATTAGAAAACAGAGTTGCACGAAGGTCTATGTTACGACTTTTCGGACATGGAACTTGGATGACCTTTGCTATTAACGGAGCTTTAGGAAACGAAACAGATACAAGACTTATGATAAATACCCCGGACGGGTATAGGTATAACACTAATTTTATGAAAATTAACTTTATGGGAAGAGATTACAGTTTGTATGGACCGTATGAGTTTCTAATGAAAATGTTAATTACTACAGGCACCGCTGACATCGGAGCTATGGTATCTGCCGCACAAGGGCTTTCTTCAGGAGCAGTTCAAAATTCAGCTGCTGTAATTGAAGCTATGATAGGCGACCAAACTAATTCCTTCGGTAGAAAAATAACAGGAGAATATATAAAACTAGACGATTGGATTCATAGTGAAGGAATAACAGATAGAGTGCTTGCTTCAACTAGTTTCTTAATTGAAAACCATGCTCCTATAGCTCTAGGAGAATCCCCTACGAATATTAATCTAATGTTGCCGGAAAGCGTAGGAGGAGAAGGAAAATTTTTAGAAGGATTAACTGGTCTTTTCGCTGAAACAGTAGGCGCCCGTCAGGCTCCAGAATCGTTAAGGGACATAATAAAAAGGGTAGCTGAAGACTATAACAAACAAGGAATAAAAAGTCCTACAGGGGGGAAATTCGATTATAAAAACCTATCAGCAGGTGAGAAAAAAATGATAGATCAGCACCCTGATGTTCAAAAGTATAAAGACTCTATGAATGTAGAACTTCAAGGAGTTCCTTTGGCAAATGAACAAAGAAAGCAAAGTATGTTTGCTGCTGAAGATCGATTAGTGGAATTGTTTGCAGAAAATGAAGCTCCAGACATGAAAGTTCTTAAAGAAGAAATTCAAGAATTAAAAGCTGAAAGAACCGCAGCAAATGAAGCTTTTCAATTTTCACATGGAGAAGAGCTTGAAAAATATGAAGGCACTAATAAAACGCATGTATGGGATAGCTACGCAATGCGTTACTACGATAGAGATTTAGAAGAACATATTCCGACAGGTTTTCAAGATTGGGACAAATTCGATGAAGAAGGACAAGCAATTTTAACAGAAGCATTTAAGGCTGAAGGGCAAGAACTTGTTGACTACATTACATTACCGTCTTCTTCTGCAGATTTTAATTTTAAATCTTCACAATATCAAAACCCTCAAGTTAAAAAAATAGTAGAAGAATACGACTCTCATCAAAAAACATTAAAACCTTATTACAAATTACCTCAAGCTACAGCAGTACAATATGCTGATCAACTTCCTAATATCGTAAATTTATATAACGAACATATAAGAAAAAGTCCTAGTAAGCAACAAGAAATGTTGCAAGTCGCTAAAAATTTTGCTGCAGGAATTAAATTAACTACGACAGAAATGGAATTATTAGAGGATTCTCAAAAATTAAACCATTTAATAAATTTTCTTATTCCAAAAGAACAAGATTTATACAGAGAAAATAATTGGTTGGCAGATGCGTATTTGTACATGTGGGACGGTACGGAACCTAAAAGTCTGGTTGTTCAAAAAATGAAATCTGAATTAGTAGCAGAATCAATACAAAGAGAAGATATTGAGAATCCTCGAAGATGGGATTTGCGTGACAAAATCGCAGAACTAACAAAATATAAGCCTTAGTCTTAGTCACGGATTTTCTATAATTTTGTACAAATTAAAAAAATTGCTAAAATCTTTGTGAAGGTGTTAAAAAAAACGAACACACAAAGAGGTTAGTTTATATGACATTACAAAACGAAACGGCGGGCTTTTCCGATAACGGCACAACCCCGTCAGTAGAAGCAGAAGTAGAAGGAACTGGAACTCTTGAGCAACAGACTCCCGTAGCTGATGGCCTTGCAACCACATCTCCGGAAGACTCAAATGCCCAACAACCCACTATGGAAACTCTGCAAGCGCAACTGAAGAAACTTGAGAATGATAACAAGGCTCTTCAGGGACGGCTACGAAGTACCCAAAAAGGGAATCCTCAATTTGACGAACTCTCTGACAACATGGCAACACTAGTAGACACAGTCCAAGCGTTAATACGCCACCAAGGCACGCAGGATCAAGAAACATATATGGAAGACTTACAAAAGGTTGAAGCAAACGCTGCAACCCGGAAAGCTACCAATAACTTCACGAGAACTGCAAATAGCTTTATTACCGAAATAGAAGAAATAGTTACAGAAAGTGGTCTTGATTTAATGACTGCACCTGAACTAGCAGCATTTCGGGAATTATGGAGTCCTGCATATGAAAAGCAGGATTTGAGTGGCATCTATCAGGCTCATGCTGAATTCAATAGAACCATGAGAAGGATAGAAAGAGAT